ATGATGAAATGGGAAGGGTGGATGAGATGCTATTATACAACTTAGTGAAAACAAAATTGACCTTGTTGAACAAAAAACACGTAATTACGACTATCTTTCCAAGAAGTAGTTTACCAGTTGACATTAATTTGAGTAAAGGCAAATATCCACTCGACAAAACCAATCATCCAACACATATGGGTCATATCATGATTTCTCGTGATATAATGAAGTTATTATGATTGGTTTTAGCGAAGGTTTCCACGATTCTGCGATTGCAGTCGTAAACAAAGGCAAAATACGTTTTGCAACACATTCAGAACGATACTCTAAGAAAAAGCATGATCGCAACCTAGATTGCACTGCATCTGCTACTGCACAGATATTCAACATGCATGAAGGTAATGATGATATTGCTTTTTACGAAAAACCGCTTTTAAAGAAAACAAGGCAGTTTTATGCAGGTCAATACAGCACAACTTTCAGTGAACGACATTTAGGACTCAAACCGACTGAATATTACCCACATCACCTTTCTCACGCTGCAGCAGCGTTTCAGACATCTTTATTTGAAGAAGCAGCGTGTGTAGTCATTGATAGTATTGGAGAATGGGATTGTACGTCTATATGGACTGCAAAGATGGTAGAAGGTAAGGCAAAGTATAAAAAGGTCTGGTCACAACGATATCCCAACTCAATTGGACTATGGTACAGTGCTTTGACCAAATGGGCAGGTCTAAGACCTCTAGATGAGGAATACATCTTTATGGGCATGGCAGCATATGGTAATCCTGTTTATATGAACGTGGTGGAGAGACTGAGACATCAGAACTGTCATAAGGGTGTAAAGATACCTGAGTCTTACGATAAGTTTGATATAGCAAAGAGTGCAGAGCGTATACTGCAATTAGAACTCAATGAGATATTTGCAAGAGCAGCAAAGTATAGTAAAAACATTTGTTATGGTGGGGGTGTTGCTTTGAACTGTGTTTGTAACACTGGTTTGAGGGAAATGTACAATATGTGGATTATGCCAAATCCTGGTGATGCAGGTGGTGCTCTAGGAGCAGCATTGCTATCATATGGAGGTAAGGTTGAATTCTCTCCCTACTTGGGATATAATATACAACATTACTGTAATCCAAGGGAAATAGTTGACTGCTTACTCGAAAAAGGAATCGCTGGCGTTGCAAATGGCCGTGCTGAGTTTGGTCCTCGTGCTCTCGGCAATCGAAGTTTATTGGCGGATCCGAGAAAACTTGAAAACAAAGACAGAGTAAATGAGATCAAAAAGAGACAGAAGTTCAGACCCTTTGCACCTGCGGTTTTGGAGGAGCATTGTCAGGACATCTTTGATATGCCTTCCCATTCGAGATACATGTCCTATGTCTATCAGTGTAAGCAACCAAAGGCGATACCTGCTTGTATACACGTTGATAATAGTGCGAGAGTACAAACGGTACCTGAGACATCGGAGAGCATCCTGAGACCTATACTGGAGGAGTGGTATAGAAGAACTGACTGCCCTGTGTTGCTAAATACGTCACTCAATATAAAGGGCAAACCAATGGTCAATACTTGGGAAGATGCAGAACTATTTTCGGAGAGGTACGATGTTTCTGTATTTTAATGGTTGCTCATATACATTCGGCACTGATTGTGTGAGTGAAAGGAATCTATGGGAAGAAAATAGATTCTCTACTCTTGTCAGCAAACATTTTAATGCTGATCATGTAAATGCATCTGTGAAAGCATCTAGTAACGATGAGATTACTAGAAGAACATTTGAATTCCTAAAAGACAATACCTGTGACTATGCAATTATAATGATGACACATTGCACAAGATTTGAATTGAGTAGAAGACTCATGCCTGGTAGGAGTTTAGGTTGGTTATCTGAAGAGGAGCAAAATATATACAATTACTTTTATAAGAACTTTTACAATGATGATGTAGGTTCTCTAAATTTTTACAAAAACAGATACATTCTAGAACAGGAATTTAAGAAAAGAAATATACCTTTGATTTTACTTCAATACATGCCAGTATCAAAAAATAATGTATGGAGAGAAATGTGTGGGGATGATTTACCTATTGTGGTAAAGGGTATGATGGACAGGTGTGATTCTTTGCTTGGAAGAAGAAAAAACAAAGAATACTTTTGGAGTGAAAAGTATAATAGAACAATCGATCACTTCAATTCCAAGGGTCATAAGAGAATCGCAGACTATATTATAGGTCAATTTTCAGAGAGGTACGATGAATCTGTATTTTAATGGTTGCTCATATACAACGGGGTTTGAATTAGATGATTGTGAGAGTGATAGATTCTCAACCTTAGTAAGCAATCATTTCAAAGCAGATCATTTCAATAACGCAGTAGCTGGTTCAAGTAATGACCAAATTGTATTGCGATCATTGGAATTTTTAGAAAATGACAGTTGTGATTATGCAATTATAATGTTGACCCATTGTGAGAGAATGACCCTCAACAAAAATATTTTTACTAATCGGAATCCAAGTTTTTATGAAGAGTATTACAATGATGAAGTGGGATCTTTAAATTTTTATAAGAACAGATTTATTTTAGAACAGGAGTTTGAGAAAAAAAATATTCCTTTATTGCTACTACAGTATTATGATGTCTTGGGTGATAATATATACAGAAGGAAGTGTAAAGGTAAAATACAATCTGTGGCAAGACCGTCTCACTCTATTAGTGCAGTTACAACTGCTTGCTCGCATTGGTATAGTCAAAAATCCACAAATGAAAAAACTTTAGTAGGCACTAGAATGAATAGATTATACTATTACAATAGGCATTCAAAAAAGACATTATGTCACTTCAATCGTTATGGTCATAAAAGAGTCGCAGACTATATTATAGGTGAATTGACATCGACTATATAAACCAGTATAATGAATTGACAGCGATCATTTGTAATGGCAAAAGGATTCAAGGTGGTATCTTCTGCACCTAAAACAGAGGACACAAGTAATGAGTTTTCTTTAGAAAATGCTAGACCTCTTATCAAAGGAAAGAGTATAGTATTTTGCTTACCTGGTCGAGGAGTATCATACGTTTATTTGAAAAATTTTGTATCACTCTGTTTTGAGTTAGTGCAGCAGGGTGCAAGTATACAGATATCTCAAGACTATTCATCCATGGTAAACTTTGCCCGATGTAAGTGTTTAGGTGCAAATGTATTACGAGGACCTGATCAGATACCTTGGGACGGTAAACTCAAGTATGATTATCAGTTATGGATTGATAGTGATATAGTATTTGGTATTGAGCAGTTCTATCGTCTTGTATGGATGGACAAAGATCTTGCAGGTGGTTGGTATGTAACTGAAGATGGTCGTACAACATCATGTGCTCATTGGATGGAAGAAGACGATTTCAAAGAGAATGGTGGTGTGATGAATCATGAGATGGTTGATGGAATTGTCAAGAGACGCAAACCTTTCACTGTTGACTATACAGGGTTTGGTTGGTTACTTATTAAGAATGGTGTATTTGAGAATGAACAAATGAAGTACCCTTGGTTTGCTCCTCAGATGCAAGTATTTGAGTCAGGAGAAGTCCAAGACATGTGTGGTGAAGACGTTTCTTTCTGTTTAGATGCAATCAAAGCAGGTTATGAAATCTGGATAGATCCTAAGTGTAGAGTTGGTCACGAGAAAACTAGAATTTTATAAATGGTTACAAATAATGTAACTGATGTAACAATGGCAGCAAAGTACGATATATACGTTGGGGAAGAAAAGGTTCACGCTTCTGTCGAGGAAGAAGAAATGATGGACATCACGCAAACTTTTGCAGATGACTTTTATTCGGTGGGCACACCCCATCCTGATGATGTACGAGTTGAGTATTTGGGCGATGATACAGAAGACGAGTAAAATCCGACAGAATTCTGGCTACGGAGAGTTTATTAGTCTTTTTCATACTGGGAGTCGAGAGACTCCCTTTTTTATTGCCTCTAAATAGATAAATACACGAGATCGTAGTAAAATAGTGCCAGTTCAAAGAACATCTCAGGGTTTCAAAGATATTTCGCTTTCTTTCAAGCGTCATCCGATAACCAATGATATGCTTCCTCTCAAAAATGAGGATGCAATCAAGAGATCTGTTCAGAATTTAGTAAGAATACAAATAGGCGAGGTATTCTTTAATGACTTGGTGGGAACAAGAGTGGAACAAGCACTTTTTGAATTAGCAAATGATGATTATATCGACCCTATAAAAAATGAGATCGAAACTGTAATCACCAACTTTGAACCAAGAGTTTTACTTCAGAGAGTAAGGGTAAATTCTTTTCCTGATCAAAACGCTATTGATATCACTATAAATTATGACATTGTGGGTCTTTCTGCTCCTGCACAATCGCTAAACTTCATTTTAGAACCAACTAGGTTATAATGGCACTGCAACAATACACCAACCTCAACTACGAGGATATAAGAACTTCAATCAAGGATTACCTTAGATCAAATAGTAATTTTACTGATTTTGATTTTGAGGGTTCTAACTTATCAGTCCTTATAAACCTTTTAGCATACAACACATATATTACAGCGTTCAATACAAATATGGCAGTGAACGAAACGTTCATTGACAGTGCAACTATAAGAGAGAATGTAGTATCATTAGCGAGAAATATTGGATATGTTCCTAGATCGAAAAGAGCAGCAAAAGCAAAGGTAGATTATAATATTTCAGATTTGAGCACCACAGTATCACAGATAAAATTCCAACCAGGTATTATATCAAATGGTAGGGTATCTAATACAAGTTATATTTTCTCAATACCAGAGCAAGTTACAGGCACCGCAGAGAATGGAGAAGCAGTAGGAACTATAGAGATATTTCAAGGTCAATATTTAGAAACCAATTTTGTTGTTGATAGTAGTCAGAAAAATCAAAGATATGTTCTTCCTAATGAAGGTATTGACACATCAACAATTAGAGTCAAGGTCAGAGATA